TTTATCCTCAGGATCAGGTGGTGACTGAGAATGGGCGGTATAAACCGCCCCGTTATTATGATGAGCTGATGAAGGCTCAAAATCCTAAAGTGATGGAGGATTTGAGGCTTAAGCGTGCTTTGTCCGCTGAGGCTCGTTTTGATTTGGTTGAGTCAGGCGCGAAACGCGCTCTGTCTCGGATTCGATTTCACGATGCTATGGTGAAATCGTTTTCTAAAAAATTACACAAATAATTTTTTCGATTTTACTTGTTTCACGTGAAACTTTGTGTTATATTTTATTTATGGAAATATTATTTTGTATTTTAGCTTTTTTTGTTTTAGTTGCGTTTCAATTTTTGATTTTTCTTTTTAAAAATGATTTATGGGAATGAGAGGAGGTGATTATTTATGTGTAAAGTTTTTCGCTATGTAACCCATTACCATTTTTTTTTAGGTAGGTGGGTTTGTTTTGATAGCGGAAAAGTTTGTGTCGAATGTGGTAAATTTTTTGAGTGGAGATCTAAATCACTAAGAAAGGAATGATGTATGATCTTGATTGCGTTGTTCGACAAGAAGGCGGCCCATTATTTGGCGCCTGTTTCTTTTGTCGATGTAACGGCTGCGTTACGTCGTTATCAGCAGGCTTTGCTGAATGAAGTGCGTGCCGATTCTCCTCCTTGGATGCAATATCCGGAGGATTTCGATATGTATCAGTGCGGCGAGTTCATCGAGCAGACGGGGCAGTTGGTGGCTTATGAACATCCCCAGTTTTTTGAACATTTGGTGAATCTCACCAAGAAAGGTGGTTCCAATGCGTAAGCGTGTGACTCATTCGGTTGTGCCTGGGTCTTTGACTCAGAAGCACATGAAGGAATCGGCCGATATTAATCGGATTATGGCGAAAGTCCATTCCGGTGGCCCGTTGTTGGGTCCTGGCCGTCCTAGTGGTCAAGAAATGCATTTTGGTTCGTTGACGGGTCAGTCGTATCACGAGATGCTGATCCAGGTACAGCAAGCCCAGGGGGCGTTTGCTGCTTTGCCTCCAAGGGTCCGGAAACGGTTTGCAAATAACCCGGAAAATCTGTTATCTTTCATGCAGGATGAAAAGAACCTTGCGGAAGCAGTTTCTCTCGGGCTTGTTGATCGTGAATCTCTTTCCCCCGAACAGCGTCAGCAAATGGACCTGGTTCGGGAGTCGGACGAGCGGGACAAGGCGGAGTTCGCGGAATGGCAACGCAAAAAGCGTGCCAGTCTTGGCGAACCCCCATGGGATGAAGACGCGGAAGCGGATGCAAATCCCGTGCCAAGTCGTTCCGACGATGAGGCGAATCCTCGAAAATCGCCGAAAAAGCGCACCTGACTAATACTTGATAATAAGGTGCGGAGTGACACCACTGGCGATACAGTGGTATAGAGGACCCTGGTGGATTCCCTCCCCCTCTCGGGTGGGTCCTCGGAAGGTCGGGCTTCTTGTAGCCCGGCCTTTTTCTTTTATGCTAGAGGCAGTATTAGGGCCCGTAGGGCCTTATTTTTAGGAAAGCTGGCCCCGGGTAGGGGCCGGCCTATTGGAGGTCCTATGCCTGCTCCTAGCCCTTCTCGTCCCAATGCCCGGACAATGCAGTATGATCGGGTTCCTGTTCCCCAGGTTCAGCGTTCTAGTTTTGACCGGAATTCGAGTCATAAGACGACTTTCGATTCCGGGTATTTGATTCCTGTTTATGTTGATGAAATTTTACCTGGGGATACGGTTTCGATGTCTGCAAGTTTTTTTGGACGTTTGCAGACGCTTGAATTTCCTATTCTCGATAATATTTATTTCGATACTTTTTGGTTTTATTGTCCCTGGCGTTTGTTATGGACCAATTTTCCTCGTTTTCTCGGTGCTCAGGATAATCCGAGCAGTAGCATTGATTATGCGCTGCCAGTGATGGAAGATGGTCCGGAGGACACGTGTACTATCGTGGCCGGTTCTATTGGTGATTATTTTGGTTTGCTTGTTGAGGAGCTTGCCGCAGGAGACAATCCAATTGCAGGCCCTTGGCGTATGTATTACCGTGTCTGGAATGAGTGGTTTCGCGATCAGAATATGCAGAATAGTTTAACCATGGAAATGGGTGATGGTCCGGAGGCCATTACGAATTATGTTCTGCAGAAGCGCGGTAAGCGCCATGATTATATTTCGTCTGTTCTGCCTTCACCTCAGAAAGGTGATGCTATTCCTATTCCTCTCGGGACTGAAGCCCCGGTGATTGGTGATGGAAGTGCTATTGGTTTTCTTGGTAGTACTGGAGTTGGTACTGGCCACGGTTATTTGGGATTTCGTCCGGATGCCGGTACGGGTGATGCTGCGGCTTATTTTACGGATACCAATAGTGCAGCTGGTACGACTCCACCAGCTGGTTCTACGTTTACTGGCAATCGGAGTCTTGGTTTGGCTACCAATGCCGCTGCGAGTCATGTAATTGCGGATTTGTCAGCTGCTATTGGATTGGATTTGAATCAGTTGCGCGAGTCCATTGCTCTCCAGCATATTTTGGAGCGTGACGCGCGTATGGGTACTCGGTATACCGAACGTATTTTCGGCACGTTCGGTGTTGTGGTGCCGGATTTTACGGCACAGCGTCCTGAATATCTGGGTGGAAGTATTGACAGGGTTACCCTGTTGCAGGTTCCACAGATGACCGCGTCGCCGGCTGTTCCGACTATGGCCGATGCTAAGGGTGCTTTGGCTGCGTATGCGCAGTTGCAGGCCCAGTCGGGTTTTAACCGGACTTTTGTGGAACATGGTTTTATCATGTGTCTTGCTAATGTGCGTGCGGATTTGAATTGGCAACATCGTTTGGATCGGATGTGGACGCGTGAAACGCGTTACGATATTTTTGATCCTGCTTTGGCTCACCTTGGAGAGCAGGCGGTGCTCAATCGTGAAGTGTGGTACGATACCGCTGATCCTCAGGGTGTTTTCGGTTATCAGGAGCGTTGGGGCGAAATGCGATCGAAGATGAATATTATTTCCGGTAAATTTCGGAGCGAAGCGGCCGGAACTTTGGACGTTTATCATTTGGCTTTGGATTTCGACGCGCAGCCGGATTTGAATGCTGCGTTTATAGTCGATTCTCCGCCGCTTGAGCGTGTATTGTCGATTACGACGGAGCCCCAAGTGCTTATGGATGCTTATTTTCGTTGCCGTCATGTGCGGCCTATGCCGATTCGGAGTGTTCCGGGATTGGATCGGTTGTAATGCCTCCGCCGGGTGCAGCTATGGCTGCTGCAGGTGATTTGATACCTGCCGGACTCAATTTTGTCGGAGGTATGATTAACAGTGCTCTCAATGTCCATGAGAGTCGTGCTAATCGTCGTTTTCAGCGTAACATGGCGAATACGGAGATGCAACGGCGTGTTGCGGATTTGCGTGCAGCGGGTATTAACCCGATGCTTGCTGTTGGGGGGCATGGTATGGGGGGCGCTTCGGTCCCCCATACTGAGGCGCCCCGTCATGAATTGCCTCGTGTAGATCCTATGATTGGAGCTCAGCTGATGGAATCTCGTGCCAGGACCGCTAAGGACCTGGCTGAATCGGGCAAGCTTCATGCGGAGACGGGTTTTTTGAATGATTCTATGGAGGACCGTCTCAATTTTGAGTGGGCGCGTTTGCAGCATGAAATGCTGGCTAAGGATTTGACTCGTGACCAGTCGAATCATATACAGGCTCAGATTGTGGAGCTCGAAAATAAATTCGAGCTTATGCAGCTTCAGAAGCGTCATAGTGCGCTGGATATTGATCGTGCTGAGGCTGAGAGCAGCATGTACAAGCTGCTCGGCGGTTTTGGTGCGGCCGGTAAGGCCGGTTTGTTGCGTATTCCTTCTGCAGCTTTAAAGCGGCTTCCAGCCGCTAGATTGTTGCGTAGGTTCCCGAAGATGAAGGGTCGGAGGTTGAAAGGAGGTTCACCGGATAAGGCTCCGACTATTTTTGAGCGTGATTTGGAGAATTTTGGTCATTCACCCACACCATATTAGGAGGTGATTATTTATGCGTAGACGGATGTCTAAGAAGGGTAACAGGAAGAATTTCCGCCGCGGCTTGAAGAAGAACGGAAGGAATTTCCGTACGGCCGCGCGCGGCGGTATTCGCCTTTGACCTGTTTGTCTCCTATCGACGTGCGTCGTCCTGATTGGGCGATTGCACGTCGTTATATTGCTGTTCCTTGTGGTCGTTGCCCTCCTTGCAAATTGCGTAGGGTTAATACCTGGGTATTTCGACTTTTACAAGAGGATTTAGTTTCCTCTGCCGCTCATTTTGTGACTTTGACGTATGATACTCGTTTTGTTCCTATTTCGGATCGTGGCTTTATGACCCTTCGTAAGAAGGATTTACAAGATTATTTTAAGCGTCTACGCAAG